TGGGGCAGTGAGCGGTCCCCAGCGGGTAACGGCCTCTGGCGTGGCGGGCTGTGGGGCAGCGAGCGTAGCCTGACGGCCATTGCTATACGCAGGGCACTATTCAGATCAGGCGAACAGGGTGCGATGTACATCTCCAAGCCCGTCGTGCAGGGCAGCCAGGTGCTGTTTCAGGACAGCGCAGGCACTACGCCCGTCACCGATGATGGCGATCCCACGGGCCTGATTGATGACCTCTCGGGCAATGGTCTCGACGCCACGCAAGCTATCTCTGCCAGCCGTATGACCTACGCTAACAACTACCTGCTCCCAGATGGCGCGGACGACAACTTCGACATCCCGCTGGGTACAAACTTCGTGGGTGACTTCGCACTTGTAATGGACTCGGGTGTGATCTTCGGCTCTATCGACACCGGGGCGACGGACGGTTGGGCGTATACCGTCGATCCTCTCTACATCCCAGATGGTGACATGTACGCGCTGATTGTCGTTGACAGGGCGATGTCCAGCTCGGAGCGTGCGCAGATTGTCAGTACGTTTAGTACCGGCGTGACGCGGGTGCCTACGACGGCGCGTACTGCGTTCCGTGAGCGTAGTGACTTAACCGAGATAGACCTTGAGTACATCGACTTTGGCCAAGTAACAAACGCCGGATACACTTTCTACAACTGCACTGGGCTGACTACCGCACCTGATGTCAGCGGATGGACTCAAGTAACATACGCCAGATCTGCTTTCTACAACTGCACTGTGCTGACTACCCCACCTGATTTGCGTAGTTGGAACCCCACGATACTCACCGACGCAGGTGACATGATGCTTAACGTACCCCTCGCCGCATTTGGACAGGCCGAGTACGACGAGCTGCTGATTGCCTGGGACGCTGCATGGGATTTAACTACCGTCAATCCTCTGGACATTCACTTTGGCTCAGCTCCCTACACGCTGGGCGGTGCAGCGGAAGCGGCGAGAGACAAGCTGGTGGCAGCAGGCTGGACGATCACCGATGGAGGAGGGGTGTAATGAGCAGTCAATACGTACAACGCGCCACTATAGCCGTTTCAGAGGCCCATATCGCAGACGGGAACCAACTAGCCTTGGCCTTGGGCGAGTCTAGCGCAGACGATCAGACGTTCGGTGAAGCCAGCTATCAGGACGCCTCTGGCAACTTGTACGCGGTCTGCTCCACGGTCGCTAAGCCGATCTTCACGGAGATGGCAGGGCAAGCCTTGCAAGCACCCGACCACGCCCCCGAGATGGACATCAACGCTGCGACACAGGCACAAGCGATGCTCTCGATAAATGACCTGCCAGCGGCTCCTGACATCATTGCGGTGGTCATCGGTGGAAGGCTTGACAGCGCTCAGGATCATATCGAGACGCTTGGCCTTACATCTGTGCCGATGGAAGAGCCGGTTTAAGAACTAAGTTAACAACTAAGGAGTAAATATGCGCAAACAACATCAAGTAGAGCTTAACGGTGATAAGTATACTATTACACAATTCGGCGCTCGACAGGGCATGAAGAAGATGCCGCAGGACGATCTGCTATAATAACGGGGGCAATTATGGCCAGTGCAACCATGGGCGGCGAGATCCAAGGGCTCGATGCCGTGCTCGGCAAGCTCAAGGCGCTGGAAGTCGAGCCGCGCAAGAAGGGCACCCGCTTCGCGCTGCGCAAGGCGGCGAACGTGGTTCGTGACGCGGTAAAAGTCGGGGCCGAAAAGGTCGACGACCCTAAAACCCCCACCAACATCGCCAAGAACGTGGTGGTGCGCGCCGACACCCGGCATATGCGCGAGTCCGGCGACCTCAAGTTCAGCGTCGGCATCCGTGGTGGCTCGGTATCGAAGCGCAAGAATGCCAGCAACCCAGGCGGTGACACATACTATTGGCGCTTCCTGGAATTCGGCACTGAGAAGATGGCCGCGCAGCCGTTCATGCGGCCCGCAATGGAATCGTCAGTCGATCCGGCTACTGACGAATTCGTCAAGCAATTCGACAAGGTCATCACGCGGGCCGTCGGCCGCGCCGATAAAGCCAAAGTGAGGTAGCGAATGCAGCCACCGATATTCCCCGTTTGCGTCGCCGACCCCGTGGTGACCGCGCTGCTTGGCACTGCGCCCACCCGGCTATACCCGTTCGGCGAAGCGCCCCAGGGCGTGTCGCTACCCTATGCCGTTTGGCGAAACATCACCGGCGGCCCGGAAAACTACATTACCGGCGTCCCGGACATTGACAGATGGATGCTGCAGGTTGACGTATACGCCAGCATCGGCAGCGATGCCATCGCGGTGACCGTGGCGCTGCGCGATGCCATCGAGCCACACGCGCACATCGTGCGCTGGGGCGACCAGGACACCGACACCGGCACCGGCAACAAACACACCAACTTCGATTTGAGCTGGTACGTGCAGCGCTGACGACCCGCCATTAACCCTCCGCCCGCCACGCGCGGGATTTTTCACGCCGTAAGAAGGAGCACCACCCATGTCCGTACTGGCCCAAGGCACCCATGTCTTCTTTGTTGATCCCGGCAGCGGCACACCCACGGTCGTACAGCTGACAAAAGTCACCTCTCTAAACCCGGGCAGCGCCCCGGCAAGCCAGATCGACGTTACCACCCTCGAGGACCTGCTCTATATGCAGTACCGCGCTGGCCTGCGCGACCCTGGTCAGGGCAGCATGTCGCTCAACGTCGAACCCACTGAGGGTAGTCACACCACGCTGCACACGCTCAGCGAGACCAGCCCGCCGCCGACGCTCGATTGGGCGATTGGCTGGAGCGATGGCACCGAGGAGCCGACCTTTACCGCCGGCGAGTGGACGCTACCCACCACCCGCACCTGGTGCACCTACCGGGCCTACGTGTCGGACTTCCCGTTCGACTTCCAGGGCAACGCCACCGTCGCCACCGAGGTCGGTATTCAGCGCGCCGGCGGCCTGGACTGGACCAAGAAGGGAGCCGCGTAAATGGGCAACCTGAGTCTTGAAAGCCTCACGCAGCAGGGCGCCTTCACCGGCGCCCCGCTGCCGCGTGAGATCACCTGGGAGAGCGATGGCGAGGAATACACCGCCACCGTCTACGTACGCCGCTTGAGCTACCACGCCGCGGTGCATGACGTGGAGGCCGCCCACGGGCGAATGGATGGCATCGCCGGGCGCATCGCCGCCTGTATCGTTGACGACAAGGGCAAGCCGGTGTTCACGCCCCAGGACATCACCGGCGAGGCCGACCCCGAGCGCGGCGCGCTGCATCGCAACCTGACGCTGGCGCTGCTCGCGGTGATCGGCGAGGTCAACGGCCTGGGAAAGAGCAAGAGCCGCTCAGTGACGACGACGAGCTCTGGCACGAACTCGTCCTCAACGGCATCGGCGGCCGAACCATTGAAGAAGCAAAATCCCGCCTGAGCTACGCCGAATTGACCCGCTGGGCGGCCTACCGCCGCAAGCGCGGCAGTTTGAACCCCGGCTTGCGCGGCGATCGCCAGGCCGCATTGCTGGCTCTGCTCTACGTCAACACCCATCAGAAGAAGGGCGCAACCCCCCACGCACTTTGGGACTTCCTGCCCTTTGAGGACGAACCGCCGATCACCATCGAGCACGCCATGGAAACCTGGAAGTGAGGTAGCGCATGAGCACCAAATCACTCGGCCAACTCACGCTCGACCTGGTCACCAAGACCGGTGGTTGGGTGCAGGGCATGAACAAGGCGGAGCGCAGCTCGGCCCGTTGGCGCCGGCAGGTGCAGAAGGATCTGCGCGTGGTCGGAAAGGCCTTTGCTGGCGCTGCGACGGTCGCCGCGGCTGGCCTGACCGCGCTCACTGTGCAGGGCCAGCAGTTCATTGACAGCCAGGCCAAGACCTCCGCGCGCCTCGGCTCCACCATCGACGATCTGCGTGCGGTGCAGATCGCCGCGTCGGATTTCGGGATCGAACAGGGACGACTTACAAGCAGCCTGGCCTCCTACACCAAGCGCTTGGGCGATGCCGCGCGCGGTACCGGCGAAGCGCAAAAGGCCTACGAGGCGCTGGGCCTCGAGGCCAAGGATCTGGTCAACCTGCCGCTGCCCGAACAGCTCGCATTGATCGCCGAGCGGATCTCCCAGGTGGATTCGGCCGCCGAGCGCGCATCGATTGCCGACCGCTTGATGAGCGGCGGACGCACCATGGTCAACCTGTTCGAGGAAGGCGGCGGCGCCATCCGTGCGGCCGTGGCCGAGGTCGATGAATACGGCCTATCGCTCTCCCGCGTGGATGCCGGCAAAGTCGAGGCAGCTAATGATGCCATCTCGCGAATTCCGCGCCTGTTGGAGCCGATCAAAACCAGCCTGGCAATCTCAGTGGCGGACCCACTCAGGGGCATAACAAATCAATTCCTGGAAGCCGGCCGAGCCACCGCCGGATTCCGTGACGACATCGGCGAGATGGTCGACAGCACCGTTAACGGCCTGCTGTTCGTCATCGATGCCGGTGATGGCGTGAATCGGGTCTTTCAGCTTGCCGGGCGGGTCATTGCGTTGTGGGCAATCGAAAGCCAGCGGTTGATGCTGAATGTCGCCGAGACGATCTACTCCGGCCCGATCGATGCGGTCAACGCCCTGATCGAGCAGATGAATCGCATACCCGGCCTCGACCTGGGGCTGGTCGAGCAGACCGGCGCTGTCAGGGACTTGCAGCGCCAGATCAAGCTGCTCGAAGGGGCGGGAGAGATCGCCCGCCAGGATATGCAGGACATCCTAACGGCGCCCATGGCCAGCGAGGGCTTCCGCGACTCGATAGATGCGTCCAGGGCCGACGCCCCCACTCTCGGCGGTACCGGCGTGGGGATGGTTAACCCCACGGCCCTGGCGGCGGTGGATGCCGTGGCCGAGGGGTTGCAGCGAACCACCGACGCCGCCAACGACAACGCCGACGCGACCGATGACCAGACCGATACCACCAAGGATGCCACACGCGCCGTGCAGACCTTCGGCGATACCGCCGTGCGAAGCGCCCAGGCAATGGCGGCCGCGGCCGGCATGGGCAGCGATCCTCGCTACAACATCACGGCCGGCGGCGACACGGTCGAAGAGCGCGCCCGCGCCCGCTTCGAGCAGTCGGCGTTCCGCGTTGGCGAATCTAGCGTGATCAACTATCCGCCCGCCAGCTCTCAAGGCGTCGACAAGATTCAGCGCAGCGTCAGCCAGGTGAGCGGTAGCCCCGCCGGCGCCAAGGATCGCGGCGCCGTGACCATCAAGGTCGTCGGCGAAAACGGCAGCACCGAAGGCGCCGTCGAAGGTGATGACGCATTCGTCAAACAACTGGTCAATGCCCTGAGCGGTGCATCATCCGCCATCAGCAGCAGCCGATAGGAATCCCCATGAGCCAACAACGCACCACACCGCGCGGCCTCATCGCCCGTGCCCGCGCCCGCGTCGAGGCCTCGCCCGAAGAGCGCTTGCGACGACTGGAGATCTGCGAGGGCTGCGAGCACGCGATTGTCTCGCGCATCGCCGGGCGGGACGTGGCCCGCTGCGGCGCCTGCGGCTGCCCGCTGGCGTCACGTACTCGATTCAAGCGGATACCCGGCTATGGCGAGGTGCACTGCCCAAAGGGCAAGTGGTGACCTGCATTCGCCCACGCTAATACGCTATGCTGTCGGCAGTCACATATCAGGAGGTGGGCATGAAACGCTGGGCTCTC